GAGGTGATTGCATGAACTACAAAATTCATCCTGGCCCGCTTTTGAAGGGGGACGTGATCGTGATTGAGATCAAGGGGGAGTTTGTTCCAAAGTCGCCTATAGCAAAAGGCGAAAGCCCAGCTCAATGGTTCTTATGCCTCAATGACCAGAATGGCGTGGATTCTGTGCAGATCAAGCCGATAGACGACAACCCAGCTTTGTTGCCCAGGAAATACATGGTTTCCTCTTACAACCTATGACCGCCGAAATCCACGAACTGCCCGCCGCCACGCTTGAGAACGTGGCCACCGTGCTGCGCGCCATCGCTGACGAGCTCGACGCAGGCAAATACGGCCGGGCGGTTTCTGCCATCGTCGTGCTGCAGGCCGACGACTTCCATGCATTTGGCGCAGGTGACGCGAACTGCTACAAGGGCGTCTATCTGCTTGAACGCGGCAAAACGATATTGATGCCATGACGAACACCAAGAAAACCACCCCAAAAAAACCAGATTCTTCGGCGGCATCGTCTTCCGAGGAATTGACCCATAAGGAAGCGCATTTTGTTGTTGAGTATCTGATCGACAAAAACGCTACTCGGGCGGCAATATCAGCGGGATATAGCCCAGCTTCAGCCGGAAAACAGGGATATGAATTACTTCGCCGTCCGAGGATTCAAGAGGCGTTGAGTTTGGCCCTTGCCGAGCAGAAGAAGCGCACCTTGATTGAGGCCGACCAGGTACTCAAGGACATTGAGCGAATTGCTGGCAAGGCCGAGGCGGCGGGAGAGTTTCAGGCAGCGCTGAAAGGCAAGGAGTTACTCGGCAAGCACTACAAACTGTTCACCGAGAAGCACGAGCACGGCGGTATCGGTGGTGGCCCGCTGGTGATGCAGGTCACACCGACGGATGAGCAACTGTGAGCGCCTTCAAACTCACTGAGCGCCAGGCGCTTGCCCAGACGACACTAGCCGGCGCAGCGACCTGGCTGATGCTGTTCGGCGGAGGCCGATCGGGGAAGACCTTCCTACTACTGCGCAACGTGGTGATGCGTGCGCTCAAGGCACCAGGGTCGCGCCACCTGATCGTCCGGTTCAGGTTCAAGCACATCAAGACATCGATCATCTTGGACACGTTCCCGAAGGTGATGCGTGTGTGCTTCCCGGGCGTGCACTACGACCTTAGCAAAACAGACTGGTACGCCAAACTGCCAGGCGGGTCTGAAATCTGGTTTGCGGGCCTGGATGACAAAGAGCGCATGGAGAAGATCCTGGGCGCCGAGTATGTGACCGTGTACATCAATGAGGCCAGTCAGGTGCCATGGGCTGGTGTGCAAATGCTGCTGACTCGGTTGGCCCAGCGCGTCATGCAGGTGATGGAGGGGCGCGACCCCGTTCCGATGAAGCTGCGGTTTCTGTTCGACTGCAACCCGCCGAGCAAAGCGCACTGGACGTTCAAGGTGTTCAAGCAGAAGGTGGACCCTGACACCAAGGAGCCGCTGCGCAACCCGGAGAACTACGACAGCTTCTTGATGAATCCCACGGACAACGCCGCCAACCTGTCGCCCGAATATCTAGCCACGCTGGACGGCCTGAGCGAGCGCATGAAGCGCCGGTTCTTACGCGGCGAGTTCGCCGACGCCACGCCAAACGCGCTGTTCGATGAGTCCGTGATCGATCGGTGGCGCGTGGCCGATGGCGACGACCTGCCGAACTTTGTGCGCGTGGTGGTCAGCGTTGACCCTTCAGGCGCCAGCGACGACGAACAGAACGCAGACAACGACGAAGTGGGCATCGTGGTGGATGCTCTGGGAACCGATGGCAGGGCCTACCTGCTCGAAGACATTACCGTGAAGGGTGGCCCGAGCACCTGGGGCAAGGTGGCCGTTCAGGCTTACATGCGCCATCGTGCCGACTGCGTGGTCGGAGAAACGAACTTCGGGGGCGGCATGGTGCAATCCACCATCGCGGTGGCCGCCAAGGCCTTGGAGGTGCGCGTGCCGTTCAAGAAGGTGACCGCAAGCCGAGGAAAGACGCAGCGCGCCGAGCCTTTCAGCGCCCTGTACGAAGAGGGCAAGGTGCGCCACGTCGGCCTGTTCCCGAAGCTGGAGGACGAGATGTGCGCATTCTCGACAAGTGGCTACACTGGCCCGCGATCGCCAAACCGGGCAGACGCGCATATCTGGGCGCTGGCTGAGTTGTTCCCGTCGATGACCAGGCCCGAGCAGCCCAAGCCCGTCGAGGTGACGCCCATCCCGATGGCGAGCCCGTTTAGTAGGCGGCAGTAGCGCCCGCCGCGCCTCCCCGCTAAACTGCGCACCGTGGGTGAACGCGTCAGCGATGGCGCGGATGGCGAGCCGGCCGTCGAGCAAGGACATGCACCGGCCACCCACGCCACATTCGGCCATTCGGCCCGCTGAGTACCTGAGTCGCCAGCAGCTCATCACCCCACCCGGGACGATGACATGGCGCAACTCACCAAGGAGCAAAAGCTCCAGCAGATCCACACCGAAGCAATCGAAGAATTCGAGCGCGTCCAGCAGGCGATGCGCAACGAGCGGTTGCAGTGCTTGCAGGATCGCCGCTTCTACTCGATTGCCGGCGCCCAGTGGGAAGGCCCACTTGGCGAGCAGTTCGAAAACCGCGTCCGCTTCGAGTTCAACAAAGTACACCTGGCCGTTATTCGCATCATCAGCGAGTACCGAAACAACCGCGTCACGGCCACATTCATCCCCAAGGATGGCACCAGCAACGCTGATATGGCCGACGTGTGCGATGGCCTGTACCGTGCTGACGAGCGCGACAGCGGCGCCCAAGAGGCCTACGACAACGCATTCGAGGAAGCCGTTGGCGGTGGCTTCGGTGCCTGGCGCCTGCGTGCCTGCTACGAGGACGAGGACGACGACGAGAACGAAAAGCAGACCGTCCGCATCGAGCCCATCTTCGACGCCGACTCGTCCGTCTTCTGGGATCTGGACGCCAAGCGTCAGGACAAGGCCGATGCGACCAAGTGCTGGGTCATCAGCTCGATGACGCATGCGGCGTTCCGGGAAGAGTTCGGGCACGACCCGGCAACGTGGAACAAGGCGGTTCAGCAGCGCATGTTCGACTGGCTCACCCCCGATGTGGTCTATGTCGCCGAGTACTACCGCGTCGAGGAAGTCAGCGAACTCATTCACTACTTCCGTGGCTTGGACGATCAGGAAATCCGCGTGCCGGACTCTGAACTCAAGGAAGACGAGAACAAGCTGGCCACACTGCAGGCCACCGGTTACCGCGAGGTCCGCAGCAAGCGCATCAAGCGCAAGCGCGTCCACAAATACATCCTGTCGGGCAACCAGGTCGAGGAAGACGAAGGCTACATCGCAGGCAAGCACATCCCCATCGTGCCCGTGTACGGCAAGCGCTGGTTTATCGACAACGTCGAGCGCTGCATGGGCCATGTCCGCCTGGCCAAGGATGCACAACGCCTGCAAAACTCACTTCTGTCGTGGCTGACTGAGATCGCCGCACGCTTTGACACTGAGAAGCCGATCGTGACGCCCGAGCAGATCCTGGGGCATGCCACGATGTGGGCGCGCGATAACATCGACCGCTACCCGTACCTGCTGCTGAACCAGCTTCGTGACGCAGAGGGAAACCCGATCCCGGGTACTGCTGCGCCAGTCTCCTACACCAAAGCGCCCAGCATCCCGCCAGCCATGGCCGCGCTTATCCAGATTGCCACCCAGGCCCTGGACGACCTGCTGGGCGCACAGCAGGCCGGCGAGCAGATCCAGCCCAATCTGAGCGGCAAGGCAGTCGAACTGATTCAGAACCGCCTGGACATGCAGTCGTTCATCTACATGGACAACCTGGCCATTGCGGTGAAGCGCTCTGGCGAGATCTGGCTGTCCATGAAGAAGGACGTGACGCCAGAGCAGGAGCGCCGCATGAAGACCGTTTCGACCGATGGTGAGGTGGATTCGGTTGTGCTCAATCAGCCTTCTTTCAACCCAGAAACCAACGAGATGGTGACGGCCAATGACATGGACGACGCCAACTTCGATTGCTGGGCAGATGTTGGCCCGTCTTCAGCCAGCCGCCGAAGCGCCACCGTGCGCGCGCTCACTGGCATGGCCTCAATCACCACAGACGAGCAGGACCGCACTGTGCTGACGGCCACGGCCATGATGAACATGGAAGGCGAAGGGCTGCAAGAGGTGCGCGACTACTACCGCAACAAGCTGGTGCGCATGGGCGTGTTCAAGCCAACCGAGGAAGAGAAGCAGGAACTGGCCGCCGAGCAGCAAAACACGCCGCCCGATCCGCAGTCGCAATATCTGCTGGCCGCCGCCGAGCAAGCCCAGGCAGACGCCGCGCTGGGTCGCGCCAAGACGGTCAACACGGTGGCGGATGCCGAGTTGAAGCGCGCACAGACCGCCAAGACCATGGCCGAAACCATGGGCGCCCACAACGAGCAGCAGATCGCAAGCGCCCAAGCTTTGCACGACATGCTGATGGCGTCCAGGCAAGCGCAAATGATTCCGCCGCCTTCGTTTGTTCAATGAATTTGAATTCACGAAGTTGCTGAATTCAATGAATTTGAATATCATCGCGCGAAATACCACCCTTGCACCAGACAAAGGACCGAGACATGGCAACACCTGACGACATCGACCAAGACGACCTTGCAGGCGGCACCAATGCCGTCAACGACGAGAACGCAGACGGCGTCCAGCCTGGCGAAGTCGTCGGCGAAGCTGTCGAGGTCGATGGCGCCGAGGGTGGCCAAACCGGCGAAGGCGAGGGTGCCGATGACGCTGGCGAAGTCGTCATCACGCTGGGCGATGAGTCTCCCGCTCCTGCAGAAGGCGAAGAGGACGGCAAGGCCGCGCCTCAGTGGCTGAAGGAGCTGCGCAAGAGCAACCGCGAAATGGTGCGGGCTCTGCGCGAAAAGGATGCACAGATCGCAGCCTTGAAGGGCGGCAACGCTCAGCCCGACGCGGTTGTGCTGGGTGCCAAGCCAACTTTGGCCGCCTGTGACTTTGATGAAGAGCGCTTCGAGCAAGAGCTGGAAGCCTGGCACACCACCAAGGCCAAGGTCGAATCCCAAGCCAGGGCCAAGGAAGAGGCCCAGCGCGTACAGCAAGCAGCATGGGAAAAGAAGCTGCAGGCCCATGACGATGCGAAATCCAAGCTGCGTGTGTCCGATTTCGAGGAAGCCGCGGCCACTGTCGAGGACAACTTCAGTGTTGTGCAGCGCGGCATCCTGATCGATTGCGCCAAGGATTCAGCCGCGCTCATGTACGCCCTGGGCAAGAACCCAGCCAAGCTGAAAGAACTGGCAGCCATTCAGAACCCCGCCCACTTCACGTGGGCGTTGAGCCAACTGGAGACGAAATTGAAGGTTGAACCACGACGCGCAGCGCCGACACCTGACCGCACTGTGCGCGGCTCTGGCTCTCTGGCTGGCACAACAGATCGAGTCCTGGAATCACTCCAGGCCGAAGCCGACAGGACCGGCGACCGCTCCAAGGTTGCCAAGTACCTGCGGGACAAAGGCAAGAAGGCTGCCTAAGCCTTCAGGGTGGCGCACTCAAGCGCCGACGGGATCGCCCACCAGACACGGGCAGTAGTTGAGGCCACCGTCCGGCCCTGAGCGGATGAGTCAAGCAGCGCGGCAACAGCCGCATCTGAACACTCATCTTCTAGGAGCCCACGATGGCCTCAGCTTTTTCCAAACAGGAAACGGTCTTCTTCGACCAACTCATGGCCGGCTATGACGACATGCTCGTCGCTGGTCGCAACGTCAGCGTTTTCAATGCCGACCCCGTCGTGCTGGAACGCAGCCAAGGCACCGCCTTCTGGCGCCCCACGCCTTACGTCTCCGTCGCCATCGACGGCGCAGCCGGCACCGACATCAGCAGCAACTTTGCCGACGTCACCCAGCTGTCCGTCCCCATCGGCCTGGGCTTCAACAAGACCGTGCCCTGGGCGATGACCTCGGACGATCTGAACGACCCCATGCAGCGCGATCGCAAGCTGAAAAGCGCTCTGCAGACCCTGGCAACCCAGATCAACATGGCCGTGACCAACGTCGCAGCCTTGCAGGGCACGCTGGTGGTCAAGCGCACGTCGGCAGCATCCGGCTATGACGATCTGTCTGCCGCTGACTCGCTGATGGTCGAACAGGGCCTGGTCGGTGACGTTGGTCGCCGTGTTGCGCTGGTTCACGCCCGCGACTACAACGCGATGGCCGGCAACATCGCCAAGCCTCAAACCTCCGCCAACCCCAAGGTGAACACCGCCTATGAGCAGGCGTATGTCGGCCAGGTCAGCGGCTTCGACACCTTCAAGTCGGACTACACCTATCGCCTGACCGCTGCGGCTGGCGTGACGGTGACCGTCAACGGTGCGAACCAGCGCTATGTACCCAAGGCCACCAGCACGGCATCGTCCGGCGAAGTCCAGAACGTGGACAACCGCTACCAGACGCTGGCCGTCACGGTGTCGTCCGGCACCATCAAGGTGGGTGACCGTTTCACCATCGCTGGCGTCAATGCCGTGCACCACATCAGCAAGCAGGACACCGGCCAGCTGAAGACCTTCACCGTGACCGCCATCATCAGCGGCAGCGGTGGCACCGGCAACATCCAGATCAGCCCGCCCATCATCGCTGCTGACTCGTCGCCCACTCAGCCCGAGTCGGAATACAAGAACGTCACCGCCACGCCCGCCAACGGCGCAGCCATCACCTGGCTCAACACCGTGTCTGGCAACGTGCTGCCGTTCTTCGATGAGCGCGCTATCGAACTGCTGCCAGGCCGCAATGGCGTGGACGAGACGCTGCTGTCCAACGGTGGCGACTACATGCGCTCCACCACCGAGCTGGGCGTGGACGTGGTGCTCTACAAGTTCTTCGACATCAACACGAAGAAGTTCAAGTACCGCGCCGATACCCGCTTCGGCGTTGGCATGACCAACCCCGAAATGTGCGGTGTGGTCCTGTTCAGCCAGACCTAACAGGGTGTCTCCTGCCCTGGCTGATGGCCAGGGCTTCACGCCCGCCTTCACCTGATCGTGTCGGCGGGCGCTTTTTCAAACTGGAGAAGCGCGCATGACAACCATGCTCTACAAGTGCCCAGGCCCCCACGAAATCCACGGTGGCCAGTATGACTACACGATCGTTGATGAGGACCAGGTCGAGGCCGCGCTGGCCGAGGGCTGGAAGCTCACCACGCCCGAGGCAAAGCAAGACCACCTTGACCGCCTGGCGGCCGAAGCTGCTGAGCGTGAGAAGGCTGTCGAGGATGCCGCGGCGAAGGCCATTGCCGACGACAACAAGCCAGCCTCCCGCGCCGAACTGGAGCAGATGGCCACGGCTTTGAAGCTGCCATTCAAGTCCAACACCAGCGACAAGAAGCTGGCCGACATGATCAAGGCAGCCACCGAGCCATCGACGCAGCCAGAAGCACCGCAAGCCGAGTCTGCGCAAGCACCGGCTGCTGATGCTGATCAAGCTCCTGCGGTGTAAGCCATGAGCTGGACAAAGGGTCAAATCATCGCGGATGCATTCGCCGAATTGGCCCTTGCCAACTTCGACTTCGACATCTCGCCCGAAGAAGAAGCGCTCGCCCTGCGCAAGCTCAACACCATGATGGCCACGTGGGGCGCGCTGAGCATTCATCTGGGCTTTCACATGAATGCGTCGGCGACCACGGTAGACCTAGATGAGCCGTCTGGCCTTCCCATGTACGCCGTCGAGGCTGTTGTGCAGAACCTCGCCGTTCGCTTGGCCGCCAGCAAAGGCAAGACCTTGCCGCGCAGCACGCTGACCGGCGCCAAGCAGGCCTATGACGCGCTGATCAACAAGGTTGCAGCCGAGCAGGTTCAGCAGCAGCAACTTCCATCAGGTACGCCTCGCGGTGCAGGCCGCAAGCCATGGCGAACCATCAACCAGCACTTCGTGCCAACGCCCGACACCAGCCCGCTGCAAAGCGCAGCCGATGGCGGCTTGACGTTCACGGGAGAGGGCAACTGACATGAGCTCAATCGACAAACTGTCCCGCGTTCAATCTGCGGATCTCAGCGCCAGTGATCTGCTGGCGCTTTTCTCCTATGCGAACGGTGACGACGCTGCGGCTAGCCTGGGTAACCTCGTGACATGGCTGCAGTCGCAGCTGACGTCATCGGGCTCGCTCATCACGCAGTACGCGGCACCGAACGCTACAGGCTTCTCGGTCACTGTCGTGCCAACCGCGGACGGCACCAGCATGTACTTGCTGCTGACTCCTGCGGCTGGCTATGCGGCCGGCACGATCACGCTGCCCGCTCAGGCCACCTGCGTGGATGGCCAGGAGGTCCTGGTGGCATGCACGCAATCAGTCGCCACGCTCACCGTCTCCGGCAACGGATCGACCGTCAACGGCGCACCTTCTTCGCTTTCCGCAAACAGCTTCTTCAGGCTTCGCTATGACGGCGTGTTCAAGGCCTGGCACCGAATTGGCTGATCAACAAAGGAACCATCACCATGTCTACAGTAGCAGCCAACACTCAGACCACTGTCGCGCTCACCCCAGGTCAGCAGATGACCGTCAGGGGAAACGGTATGGCCTTTTATGGCCCTGGTCCTTTGAATGCGCAACCAGTCACCATTCTCAACGTGGCGACGTTCGGCCCGTTTGCGGACCGTTCACAGGCCGTGACCCTACTGGCCGGGCCATCCGGCATGACATACAACGTTTTCAACGGTTCGGCAGTTCCTGCACGCGCCACCGTTGGCGCATCTGGCGCGTCTGATGGCGGGCTCATGTCGCCGGATGGTGATCCGATCATCCAGATCCCCCCCCAACCCGACCTCGCCACCCTCACCGCCACCTACCCAGCAGCGAGCAATGCTGGGAAGACTGCAATGGTTGGTAAAGAGCGTTGGGCCTGCGATGGCAAAACGTGGGCGCGCGCTGGTGTTGTGTATCGCAACTTCCCGGGGCCCCTCAAGAAGTTGGGCGCTACGGCGTCAGACCTGACTACGGTCAGCAACTTGGCGACCACTGCACTCACACGCACGCCAGACAGCAGCTATCCACGGTTCAGCACGGCCACGCTCAAATGTGATTGCTCTGCTTCCGTGTCGCAGATCCGATTCCAGGCGATCAACGCGACCTGTGACCCAGATGACAAGCTGTTCACGATCGATGTTTACATCCCGTTCCACCCGGACGAGTTTGGGTCGAACAGGTATCCGGTAACGCAGAACCCAACCATTGCCATCGGCCTGTTCAACACCAACGGCTGGAGCGCAAACAACATTGTTTGGTCGTTCGACGCGTCATATCTGCGGCAGGGATGGAACACGCTCAAGATGTGGGAGGGTGATACGAACGGGACAACAGGCACCGGCACGCTCGCGTATGGGGTATCCAAGACGCTTAGCGGGACCGGCGTGGACTTCACCACAGCCATCAACTGCGTTGAGGTGACGCTCAACAACATGAGCGGCAAGTCGGTGTGGATCGACCAGCTTCGCCGTGGCGCGAAGGCGAACACCAAAGTCGTGATGGGCTTTGATGCCTCTGGCAGTGCATACAACGACCGCACGTTCCCTGACAAGGTTGCGCCTCTCTTTGCCAAGTACGGTACGACCGGCTACACGACGCTCACAAATATCTACGAAATGATTTACGCGGGCGGGCCGTCATGGCTGCGTCAGATCGAGCTGTATGAGAACTGGGGTTGGGATGTTCTCAATCACACATGGAGCCACGGCGGCACTATCGAAGGCCGCAACCAGACGGTGACATGTGTGCGAGCGACCAACGTGATCACGGCGACGGCTGCTGCGGCTCACAACATCCCGATTGGTAAGACCTTCTGGTCATCGATGCGCGGGGCTACGGACGCCGCTGCTAACGGCTTGGTTAAGTGCACTGCCACAACGACAACCGCGTTCACGTACCCATCGACCGGCGCCGACGGTGCTATCGGTGGCACGATCCGCTGGAACACGTACTTGTCCGAAGTGTTCAACGGGGACACCAGTCTTCAGCCGCTTCTGAACCACGAACTTGGTGACATTTCCCGGACTATGAGGGCATGCGGCTTCCAACGCTCGGCACACCTTGCCGCCTACCCAAACAACATGGTCCCCGAGCTTTCGATGCTGACCACGGCGGCGGCTGATGCTGGCCTTGTCATGGCGCGCGGCATTCGAGGCGGCGTCTGCATGCAAAACGAATTCGGGATCGATAACCCACTTAATTTTGGGTCTGTCGAGATGGGCTCTGGCACAACTGCCACGACGACGGCCTACGTCGAAGCCAAATTCCAGGGCGCTCTGGGTCGCGGGGACCACTTCTGGACCTATGGCCACTACATCCTTGATGAGGCAACCCTCCTGCCCACCGTGGTTGATCTGGAAAACCCGCCCGGGTCAGGTGGCAATCCAAACCCGCCTACCGCTGCTGTTAGTGGTATCGGTGGCTGGTGGTACCTTGGGCAGATTGCGCTGCTGTTCTCACGCACGATTGGCCCGGCCATTGCCGCTGGAACTGCCGAGCTGATGACTCCCCTTCAATTTGCCGATTACGTCGGTTTGAAAGCCAAGTGATGAAAACAGTTGAAATCATCAAACCCATCCCACTCGCGCCTGAACTGGGCGGCGATGCTGACGGCTGGAAGCGTGCAGGGAAGGTAGATCTGCCCGACGAGAAGGCTGACGAGTACGAATCTTTGGGCTGGGTAGACATCGTTAGCCACAACGGCACGCCCGTTGTGTGGGCTGCGTGCTGCACGGATGGTGACCATGAGCACGAGTGATGCGTCGTTCGGATGGCGTCACGCTTTTGGGTGTGCAGCCATCATCGTTGCCACCGCTGCGGCCCTGGTGTTGATGTGCGGCAAGGCGCACGCGCAGTCCGTATCCAGCGCCCTTATGCATCCGGAAAGTGAGTAAACCATGTCAGTTCAAAGCCCATTCCAACCTAAGCGCGGCGCCAACAAGAAGGTGACAGCCAACACAACATCGGCTACTACCTCGTTTGGCGCCGGACAGAAGTCGCTGCGTATCCTCAACAGCGGCGCGGTGGTCGGCTACTTCCGCACTTTTGACAGCACGGACACCGTCGATGCCGCCATCGCCTGCACCAGCACCGACACGCCCGTCGGTCCAGCTGGTGCAGCAAGTTCAACGCTGACGATCGAGAAGCCGGCCCACCACGACAGCGTGGCATACCTGTCAGACAGTTCGACCACCGTCATGCACTTCCAGCCTGGCGAGGGCGGGGCCTGATCCATGCAGATCCCCATTGCTCACGGCAACTATGCGGACGCGCTGTCGCCTGACTTCCGTACATCGCTTCCGCGCAATCTGGTACCGGTGCCAAAGGAAACGGGCATCAGTTCTGGGTACCTGCGCGCGGCTGATGGGATTGAAAAGCTGGGGGATGCGCCAGGCGTGGACCGAGGCGGCATCAATTGGAGTGGCACGCTTTACCGGGTGATGGGCACCAGCCTTGCAATGGTGGCGTCAAATGGCGCCGT